TAGCAATCTTAGCTTTGCGTGGTGATAGTAGTGCAGCACATTCTTGAGCTGCTGCTTGTCCCACCTCGTCCATGTCAAACATAAAGACTACTGATTCAAACTTCTCTAACCACTCGATAGATTTTTTAATATCTCTCTTGGCTCCTGCTGCGCCTGTCTTGACAGATACTACTGCCCATTTATGATCAAAGGCTTGCGACACAGACATAGCATCGATCTCGCCTTCCGTAATTACACAAGTACGTCCTCCATCTCGCCATAAGCTTTGACCAAAGAGACCAGCTTCTTTCAGATCACCCACGACAGCAAATGTTTTATCAGGATAACGAAGCTTCTGCGCTACAGTCTTACCATTCCTATCTTTATAGTTGGCAACCTGTACTCCGTCACCTGTCTGGTAATCCCAAAAGCGTGTAGTCTTTTCAGTTAAACATCTTTTAACTAATGGTTTATATTCACCTGTCTTGAAGTTAACTTCTCTAACTACATTATCCACTATTCTCTCCTGTTCATCTGCTTGTCCGTAGTGCTTACAACTAAAACAAAAGGTGTGACCATCAGAGTACAAACTATTTGCATCCGATGAGCCACACTTCTTGCATGGAGTGTGCATTATAAATTCACTCTCCGTTGATCCATCCATCTGGTATGATTTCCTCTGCCCATATAAAATTGTGTTTGTCAGCCCATTCACCGCAAGTCATCTTCGTTCCATCCTTGCGTTTCTTTGCACCTTGCACTGGACTGTTCGCTCGTTGAAATAAGAATCTAATGTCTAACTCTGGGTGTTGCTCTTTCATGTTACGCATCTTGCGCTGTGCGTCCTGCCGAAAGTATCCCTTCACCTCGATGTACGTTTCACCAATCTTAAGATCAGGTGTGTAGTTCCTAGTCACCGTGTAGGGTAGCTTACAAGGTTCATACTCATAAGCTACTCCACGGTTTTTGAGGTTGAGTTGCACTCGTTCTTCTAGGGTCGATCTAGAAGTCAGCGGCATCTGCAAACTCCTCTGTTACTTCAGAGTCGTTAGACGCTGTGTTGCTAGGAGGGGGTGCAACATAGCCGTCTTCCTCATCAAAGACACTAGTCGCAGAGTTACCATACTCAACTAGGTCTATTACTTGTACTGCCTTTAGTCTTAAGGATACGCCCACCTTCTTGGTTGACTGCATGATGTAAGGAAACGGTTCAAACGCTACCTTAACTCGTGAGCCATTACCAATTAACATATCTTTTGGCAGTGGTTGTTTCTTTGCATCTAGTACAGCAGGAGCTTGTTCATAATAGCTTCCGTCTTTACGCTGTACCTTTGCTTTTAGTTTAAACTTAAATTCTACTTTACCAGTATCGTCACCAGTGTCTTTATCGTAGACTGTTTGCACTACATCCTGAGTGGTCAGAGTATTCTTCAGTGGTGGCTTTTCTTTCACTGCTCTTTTAAATTCCTCTTGGACTATTTGTTCTAGTCGCTCACTCATCTCTGCCGCTTCCTCTTGAGAAAGCTGAAGGTTGATACTGTAGTCACCTAATGGATTCCACTTTGTATCTGGCTCAAGAACTTTTGCCCATTGCGCTGAACCTTCGAGTACCATAATATTTTTCGCCATAAATTATATTCCTATATGTTTAAGTTTTAGTTTGGACTGCTTATGGGGCATGACCTTTTTCTATGCAAAAAAGTAGTCACTTTTTAACACCTCCTCGATGTCAAGTTCCCCTTTGGTTGGAGGTAGTGGCACATCCGTTCCCTCCGTTAATGTTGTTACTGCGCTATCGTAGAGATTTTGCAGCACATCATGTTCTTTGTACATCTCCACAAACGCCTCTCTTAACTTATCGTTAAGCTTTGGCATGTTTGGTGAGTGTGTTCCGTAGCTATCGTGTACCATTGCGAAATCAGTAACACCGCTCTCTACGCACTTCCCTACTGTAAAGGTTAAAGCCGCAGCATCTAATGAATGCACAAGGTTAGGACTAGCCCCTGACGCTGCTTTGCGCGCATCTACGGAGTCATCTATTGGCTTAGAATAGTTAAGCCTAACTACTGATCCGTTAAGGTGTGTAGCTATCCTTAGTTTCCTTTGCTCATTATATGTCTGCCTTACCAGTAAGCCTGTTGGTGTGTGCCACTCAAACATCTTACCTTGTTTTGCATACAGCCTAGCAATTTCTTTAACGTAATCCATCACTGAGTGTGCTGAGACAATAACCTCATTGATTGCTTGCCATACAAAACCTGACAGATACATTGAAGGCTTGAAGAAATCATCATTCCAAGGGTTACGCCCCTTACACTTTTCTTCTAAAGATTCCTTAATGTATTCTGTACAAGCGTGTCGTGTACCTGAGTACGGCACAATCATCACTGGTCTCTTAGTTAACTTCCTGCATACACCTACATCAAGTAACTGTTTCGCCAACTGTGTGTCTTGTTGTTGTAACAACTCTGTTGCGCGTTTTGCTACGTCTGTGTAAATGTCCTGCGGTACTTCACTTGGTAGTAAGTTAACTGCCCTACCTCCCTCTTTGTCCCTGAGCATTGCTGAGAGGTGTTGTAAGCCATTGCACGAGCCATCACTAGCACAGGGTAGGTGCGTCTCAAAGTGCTCCCCAAACTGCCTAGCGTTGCTGTACAATGCCCACTCATAACACCATGCAAGTGCTTGCCAAGGTTTATCTGCTTCCTGCCACCATCTGTTAGTTAAGGGATCGTTATAAACATCGACAGCGTTCTCTACGTTCATGTACGCCCACATCTCTCGATCTTCTAAACTTACCTTATCTACTCCAAATACATTAGCACCATGTATAGCCAACCATCTAGCTTCTTCGTCATTCGTGATAGTAGCTGGGTTAGCAAACTCTAACAATGCTTTGCTGTAGTCAGCGTTCTGTGGTGAAAGGAAAGACTCTACTGGATACTTACGTCCACGAAAGTCTAACTGCCATACATACCACATCTTCTCTCTATGTGCATACTCTTCTGCAAGTTGTATTGTACGTTCAACCTGTATGCGTTTAGACATAGATTTGTTATTGAAACTGTGAATCTTGTTTCGCTCTCTTTTAAACTCCTTAAACTTAATCTTCTCTTCGTCATTAAGAAACTTAGGCTCTTTACTAAAAGGATATTTAGGTAGCGACAGGTTATCTTTAGGAGGCAAACCCTCCCAAGTCTGTCCACTGTCCCAACACTGCCTAATTGTCTGCGCGACAAACCCATTAATACGCCAAGGTGTTTGCTGTATAGCGTTTACACAAGCGTACTCATGGGTAAGGTCGCACTGTTGCAGCTTATCTACGTAGTCCTGTACAATCTGCCTCATGCCCACACCCTCACGAAAGGTAATTGATTAATATGTTCTGAGTAGTAACCACCACCCCAGAAGTCATCCCAATCTTTAGGCTCAATAACGCAGGGGCTGTACCTTGGTAACGCTACGCTGTTTGTTTCGTTAAAAGCTTTTACCCATTCTTCAGTCTCTGGTGTTGGTACTACAAGGTAAGTGGTTTTCTTTTTCGTTACCTTTTTCTCTAGCCTGACTATGCCTGTTTCTTTAATAATTAAATCAACCAACTTAAGACCTACGTGTATTCTATTCTCACTGCTCCAGTGTGGTATATCTAATCCATCAGATTTTATCTTGTGGTCAAGACCGTACCGCTTGTGGTCAAAACCTTTATCTGATTTTTTGTTAGCTAGTGTAAGTACATTGGTTGCTACTTCTTTATCTAGCTCTAGCCACTTGTCTAACCTCATCTGTGTTTCTATTTGTATTCCTATAAACTTAGCTACGCCTAAAAGTGTGGGCTTCCTGACCATGTTATCTACTAAAGATATTAAAGCTAAGTAAGCCATCTGCCCTTCGTCACAACCTTTAGTTAAATTCTTAAAGGCTGACTTTGTTATCATCTTGTGGTTGTTGTACTCAACTATCGCATCCATTAATGGTTCGACAATACCCTTGATGATGGTGCGCCCGTGCTTAGTCTTTGATCCTAAATCTTTAGATAATAAATCTTCTAAACTTTTATTGTAGCGGTGTATCCCTGACTGTACCATGCGGTACTCTAAGTCTATTTGATCATCCAATGTTGCCATCATTTACCTCTCTTACGCCACAATTCTGTGGGGTTGGTGGCTTTGCTAAAACTAACTACGTTAGCGGAGCAAAGGATTATGTAGATTGTGTTGTACATTCCAGTATATATATTAATCTTGTTACGGTGGCGTGATAAGGTTTCAAGGGCTTTTCAGTCCTCTGCTCTACCGACTGAGCTACCTAGGCATCTAGGTTTCGAGCCGTTTTTAAAATCTATCTCACGCCACTTAAGCCACATTACGCCACACTGCGCCACAGGCTATGCTTCGAGTAAATTAGACCCGCCAACCATAGTTGAAGTGTCCCATTTAGCATACTTAAGAGTGGTTGCAATATTTTTATGACCCATGTAACGCATGATGTTAGCAGTGTCCCAACCCTTCTCAGTAAGTCGTGTTGCCGTAGTATGTCTCCATGTATGCCAACACTTATTTGTTAGACCTAAGTTCTCACGAACCTTGTCCCAAGCAAACCTATGCTTGTATAATTCAGAGTTAAAAGTTTTACGCCTACGCAGTATCTCTTCTACTCTTTTTGTTACAGGCATCAGCAGTGCTTCACCATTCTTCCTGTCTGGTATGTAAGCACCATACACTTGCGAACCATCTTCTCTAGTTTGCTGCAACTTGATTAACTTATCGCCATCAACCTTCAACACCTCAGAAGCTCGCATACCTGTGTCTACTGCCACGATAGCATAGTCATGTAGGTAGTCTTCACCTAACCTCTCAAACTCGCTTAGAATGGCATTCTCTTCGTCCTTCGTAAAGTATTCAAGCCTCTCTCTGCCCTGCTCACTTTGACGTTTAAATTTAGGTACAGAAGTTAAAGCTCCTTCATCAACAGCATTGTCTAAACAACGCTTAAGACATGAGATATGTCTGTTTACTGTTGAAGGTGCATACCCTTGGTTCTCTCGCATCCACTTGATCCAGTCAAAGACTGTAGTAGTGCTGATACGATTGATGGGTGACTTCTCGCCCCAATACTTACAGACAATACTTTGAATAAACATTACTTGTCTTTCATTCTTAGTATTAGCCCAGTAGTTTTCATGGCATCGATCAAACGCATAGCGTAGCGTCCATCCTGATGCCTTACCAGTCTCTCTGTTTACCTCCATAGCTGTAGGCATATTACCCTGAGCTATGTCTCGCTTCCACATAGCCTCCAGTAGCGAAGCATCTTCCTTAGTGGAGAGAGTTTTTCTGAAGCGTTTGCCTTTGAAAGTAACGTAAGCTTCCCAACCGCTACCTCTTTTAGTTACACTCATGCTATGCCTCCTGTTAAAAATACTGCTACGCAACCAATCGCATAACAAGCACCGCAATATAACGCGCCTTCTATTAAAAAATTCATAGTCTTATCCTCCTTGCTAAGGCTCTGCCTCGCTTTGTTACCTCGATAAACTTCTCAATACGTCTATCGGGATTCTCATATAGTTTAACTAAATCGTGATCTACTAGCACTCGTAAGTTTCTACTTGCACTAGCACTGGACGTATCCATAAACTCACCTACGTCCATAACCCTCAGCGTCTCTGCGTTAACGAAAGTACGTTGAGCGATAATTAAAAAGGCATACACAGTTTGAATGTGCATCCATGCGTCAATCTTTCTGAACTCTGTTAGTATTCTTATGTGTTCTTTTAAGTCTCGACCAGACAATACACCCTCCTAACCAACTGACCATGAAGTCAGCTTTTGTTTTACAAATCCTTGGCAGTTTGTACCATCCCCACAGGCACTTACCCAAAGATATTTCATAACGATAAAACTTTAATAGCATTATAACTCCTTTGTCAAGTTTCTACGTTAGCGTATATAGTTGTATCAGGTGGATAATCAAGAACTATCGATTCAATTTGAATCACCTTTTTTACTTGACTTGGATTCAGGATTCACTTTCTCTGTGGGTAACTTTTTCTTCCCAAAGATAGCATCCCAGTTAGACTCAAACTTTTCTTTATCTACTTTTCGGGGGCGTGAGCCTTTACCCCCATGCGTTGCTTCACTCATGCGCCTTGTTTCTCCATTTCTTTAATCATAATATCTAGGTAGTCCCTGCCACCCTCTCGTACTACTTTCTGTAGGGCTTCCTGCTTGGCTCTACCTTTTTTGTATACGCCATGGTCATCGCTATGATAGTACAGCATATCGTGCTTACGGCACTGCTCCTCAAATTCCTTTAGTGTTGGTAGGCTCATGTCCAGTTCTCCTCTAATTTTATTTCTTTCATTTCGTTGCCGTGAAACTGGTTGTAGTCATTGCACTGGTGCGCTATTACTTTCCATTCCTCATCCTGCTCTTGGTAGTAGACAACAACCTCTATTTCACTGTTCCAGTTAAACTTGTATTCACAATCACCTAAGACCTCGCTTCTAGTCTTCCCTGCAATTGAGATACCCGCGAAGATGCCCTGTACAAACTCTCGAATCAAGAGCATCTTTTTCATGTTAATCCACATCTTTAAATTCCTCGTAGTGTACTTCTTCTTCTGATGGATAATGTACTAGCTCGAACCCTGCGTAGCCTGTGCCATCGTCATTGAGCCTGAGTACAATGTCATAGTCGAGTAGCTGTTTGATTACATTGCCGTCATTATCTTTTAGCTCTATTTGTACGTGTTGATCTTCTAATTGATGATCCATGTTACACCTCTATAGGTTAGTTACTAATTGTGTCACACCGCGAGCCTTCTCAGCTTCGAGGTAGTCTAGCCAATGGTAGCTAGGGTCTTGATCGTCATCTTCCATGTCCCACAACCTTGCGCGTTCCTTGCGTATGGCTGTGTTTATATCTTCAAACTTTGCTTCTACTACTGGGTTAGCTGTTAGCATTGAAATACTCCGTTAGTGTAGATAAAAAATATTATAACCGATACTGTCAACCATTGCCAAGTGCACATGCTTACCTCGCTAATAAGTTAAACAATAAATTACTACGTAGTGTCTTAAGGTCTGCCTCCCCGATAGAGTGCAACTCGTGCAACTCTATGCGGAACATTTGGCAAAGTCTCATATCTAGTTCTTTATCAAACATTAGCTGTCTCCTTATTGTACTCGCGCCAGATGCTGATGAACCCTGCATGGTATCCTTTCTTGCTGTTACCATAGACTACTTCAGGCTCTCTGCGCTTACGGAATCTAGATGCGATAATGTATTGTCTGCGCTTAGTCTTAATCCAATAGCGGTTAACATCTTTATCTTCCACTACATACGCGCCAAGTTTCTCCGCTAGTGTAGCAATTAGGTTTACTGCTCGCGCACAAGTACGCGGTGATGCCTTACTGATTAACTTTAACATTGGTATTACCTCTTAGTTATTTGAACGTGAAAAATGTTTATTAATTGGATACTGCTTACAATGCGCGGTATAGTCTGCATCCCACGCTATACTTACTTCATTGATACCCCAGTCGCTGATAATCTCATCAGGCGATTGGTCGTATTCAAGAATGTAACTAAACCCTGCTATATACTCTACCTCATCTTTTAAGTCTGTAGGGTTGGTAAAGTATACCACACCTATATCGCAATCTTCAACTGCTCCGACTGCATCGTCAAAACTAGTCCCTACGTAGTCAGTGTAGCCCTCGCATTCTACCTCGACAGTGTAGCCCTGCTTCAAGCCCCATCTGATTAGGTGTTCATGTGCCTTTTTCATTCTATCGCTCCTCAAGATCTTCTAAAAATAATATAACATCATCTAAGCACATACCTATTGTAGCCTCTGTGCCATCGTCACTGACTGGTCTTGATTTAGTATAGCCTGACAGTGCCATTTTTACGTCATACAGGTTAAATAAAGCATTGTTTAAATTGTCGTTGTTCATGTTATCGCCTCCGTTGGCGTTGGTTAAATAATTATAATAGAACCACCTCAGCGAAGTGGCTCGATGTAATTACTTAGACTTAAGTGTAGATTCCAATAGCTTGTTTATTGCCTGCCTAGTGCAAGCGTATTTTGCCGAATAATTAGCCTCCTCCCCTTCGTTGTATAATTCCAAGTCATTGATTAAACCATTAACAGTTTGAATGATTTGTTTAGGTTCATCATCTACTAAAATGTTGTAGCCAAAAAGTTTAAGTTCAATTTCCATGCTATTGCCTCCATAGGCGTTCATTAAGTTAGTGATACTATGGTCTCACATCCTGACCCTGCTGTCTAGCCCTGCTCCTACCCTTTCACCGCAGAAAATGCCCCTCTTATCTCAAGCGTCAAAACTGCCGTCAAAATACTATCATGTTGTTGCGAATGATTCTCATTAACATCTGGCGTAGTGGTGCTTGCCAAATGCAAATGAGAATCGTTATCATTATCATTTAGGTTAACGCTGTAACCAGTACCGCTACAACTAGCCCAGTAGCTAGACTCAATACAAAAATGGATTGTAAACGCTCGTTCGCTTGCTCACGTTCAAATTGTTTTTTGGCTATGTAACGCCTTGCTCGCGCTTGCTGTAAATGTTGCATATTATCTACTCCTATGCTGATATAAGTTTAGTCAGTTTGACTAGATTAGACTGGTTGAAAAAGAACCCGTTTTTAGTTTCATCTTGGGCGCGTTCTGCCTTGTTCGATCCTTTACGCTTTAAGACCCCAACACTACCCTCGGGATCTAAAAAGCGTGCGTCCGTATCGTCCATATTGATTAGAGGTATTAGATCTAGCTTATCAGGCATTTTATATTCGCCCTTGGTCTCAGCAGTGTTAACTGCTAGAACAGTCTTAAACCCGCTTTTAATAGCCCTAGCAGTCATTGCCATTGTTTTAGTATTGTTAGCACTACCGCTAAAAGTTAGATCATAATTATCTAGCTTGTTAGACTTCACGCGAAAATAAACCTTAGTGTAATCGTAGAACCTAATAGATGGCATTGTCTCAATGAAGTTTGAAAAATCAATATCAGTAGTACCATTTAATCTAACCGCTAGCGTATCGCCATAGTTTGCGGAGTGTAAAAAGATTTCCGCGCGTAGTGTATCGGCAAAACGTGTTGGCTCTAATAGATAGCATAGCGTGCGCTTAGTCACTGCCTTTTGTGCCTGAGTCATTCCCAACTGCCCGCTAGAAATTAGGCAGTCAGGCTTACAACCAAATAAATCAGCGCCCGCGCATAGCGTTTTGGTTGCTACTTTATCAGCGGGTTGCATGTACAGAATAGCGGTGTTTATCTTGAGCTTTATACCCTTAGAGGTTTTGGTGCTACTGTTAACGTTAACTAATGGCGTATTAACCTTGGTTAGATAGTCCCAGTTTTTAATTGCCCAGGCTTTAACTGCTGGATTGATAGCAGTAGATGCTAGTAATTGCTTTTTAGATACTTGAAGTTTCATAAGATCACCATATAGGTTGAGTTAATTAATATAATAGAACCCGCTAGTTTTAACGGGCTCGATATATTAACTAGATGAAATCAACCCCGCGCATTCTAATGCGTAGGTCGTGTAGCACCATATTAAAAAGCACATTATCTTTTAGGCTATTCAATGGCATGATGCTTAATAGGTAATCGTCGACGGCATCTGCCCGCACATAGCCTTTTAGGTTGTAATCAATAATGGCTTTATTTTGCGTCATTTTGGAATAATAAGTATATGGACTTAGTAGTTTAGATTGAGATAGTTTAGTTAATAACATTATTTAGACTCCCTATCAAAGCACAGATATTCTAGCAATTCATCAAATGCTATTTGCGTTTGGTCGTGCTCATCATCCATGTTCATATTGCTATAATGTTGAAGGTCTGCCGCCAGTGATTGAGTTAAGCGATAAAGGTCGTCGCCGTCGTGCTCCGCTAGATCGAAAATGTTAACGCCAATGTGTAATTTCATGTTGTAGCCTCTTAGGTAGTTTAATAATTAGTTTAACAAATGCCCCTATTGCTAAGGGCATCTATAAAGTAACTATTTATTTAGCTCTCGCTCAGCCTCCCAAATCATAGTTTTTAATTCTTTAATCTCAAAATATTCAGTCATAAAACCAGTAAGGCGGAAATCATCATCTGCCGTCCAATCCTCAGCGAGTGCCCGTTTACAAGTTTTTTGCGTATTAACTGATGATTCTAATGATCGCGATCTAGTAGATAGTGCTAGGCTTATTTGGTGCAATTGATCGCTGTTAAGTTTTAGGGTTGAAGTAGTCATAAGATGTAGCCTCTAATATGTAAATGATAATGATTCGCATTTGCGATTGGGTAGCCCATTGCTAGCCCGTTGATTGGATCTTAACAAATAACGCACATAAATAGTATAGGTAGGGCTGATTGATCGTGACTGGTTCCGCTAATCTAGTCATATTAGGTGATTTTAGGCTGTTTTTAAAAATGCAAAATCGCTTGTAATAGGTCTAGTTTGGCGCGTGTTGGACGATCTTTTTATGAATAGCGTGATATTGCTTTTTTTAAATGGCGTTAGGCGTGCATTGTGCACCCTTAGCGTTGATTTTCTAAAATGAAAAAAACAGATAAAGAGAGACATAAACACTGTATAAATATCCAGTAGTTACTGTATGAATGTACAGCCTGTATGTATATACAGTAGTAGAGCTGCAAGCAGTGGTTTTTATATCCTCTGTAATATCAGCAGTAGCGCGGTGAGATTCCATCCCGTGGCGTAGGTTGTGGCAAATGATAATGATTCTCATTTACAAACCCGTGATAGATGATAATGATTCTCATTCGCATCCATACGGGGGTAACGCCACCGCCCCACATACGATATACCACCTCAGATTTTTGTAACAAAATTAAGACACCCCCAGACAAAGGTAGCGAAGCCCGTGCAAGTTCTAGGGGGTCTTAATTCATTAATAAAGGAGGTGCTGGTGGTGGTATCCCTTACCGATGTTAAGGTAATATTCATCACTCTTTAACATCCCTTAACATCCTTAAACATACTTCTATATACTATAGGTATGTAAAGGGGGGGAGGGGGGTCTGTATTCCTATAAGGGGCATGACCTTTTAAACCCAGTCATAGCAAGGGATTCTCACTTAGCTTTTTAAGGCTTCTTTTAACGCCTTTAACTTGTTCTTTAAGGACAACCACATCTTTCTCAATGTCGCTTGTGCTTGGGATTTCAATGCTGCTAACTTTCTCAGCCAAGTTATCAATCCTGCCACGTAGCTGTTCAATTTCTTTTCCAATCTTTCCAATGTCATTATCTTCTACCCTTGTTTCTAGTTTAACTAACCTACCTTCTAGCTGTGTAGGAGCGTTTGTCTTCTCTAAGGAAGCTACCTTCTCTGTTAGTGTTCCATAACCTATGGCTGCACCACCTATTGAACTAGCTATTCCTATCCATAGTGCTACGTCTTGTGGTTTCATCTTAACATTGCCTCCATGTCTGGGATAGGTGCATAAGCATAATACATATCACTATAGACATCTTGAGCATACCCTTCCCACTCTACAGTTAGCATTGCGGGACTCATGTCGCTTATATTTATAGTAACAGTGTCAAAGAATGCTTGAGTAGACTGAGTGTTAATCACTAGGTCAGCTATAGTGTCTATAACTTGTATGTCTTGAGCGTAAGCTTCAATCATGTTCTTAGTAATAGAAGCCTCTAGCATAGCATCAATACTGGTGTTGTACTGTTGTACATCTTCCTGTTTGATTTCAACTAGATCATTCTCTACTGCATAGTCTTGAGCTGCTATAACGGTTGACTCATTACCTGTAGCAATCATTTCTGCTACTTCTGTTACTTCCATTATATCGCCCGCAGCTTCGATTAGAGACTCTTTAGCTTCTTGGTAGTCATGTTGCTTATCTTCTATGAGATCGTCCAGTACAACGGAAACTAGAGCCTCTGGTGTACTGTTTTGTAAGCCTTGAGTGTACAAACTATTAAACTGGTCTACTTGTTGTTGTGTAAGCTTATACTTATCGCCTGTATACTTATTATATATAACAGTAGTACCAGCTTCCATAGACCAAGCGGTAAAGTCACCAAAGTCGAACAAGCCACTAGCTAAAGTACTGTTAATGTCATCTATGCTTTGCACCAAGGATTCCGTGTCGTATGGGCTTTGGCTTTTCGCTTCGTTTGACAACAGGAAGATCAGGCACAATGCTAGGGTGCTCTTTATAATATTTAATTGCTTTATCACCGATTAGTCCTCCTATCGGGCATGGGGTTTTTGCGTTTAACATCGCATGAAATACTCTAGGGTCATTGCACAGAACACTGGTAGCAGCAACCTTAAGACCTAGTTGTTCTAACTGTCTAGATAGCTTTAACATCTCACATACCTCATCTCTAGTGGATGAACCGTAAGATATACCTATCTGTAATGTTTGAACACCTCGTCCATTAGATACAACACAGACATCTTGGTTGTATACTGGGGAAGCTGCACCGACTGCTGTGGGTACTGGTGTACCTTCTTGACTTACTACAGTGCTTGTTGTTGTGGTTATAGTCTCTGCTTGTGTGTTATTACTAAAGTCACCCTGATTTGCATCATTAGCAAGTACAGGGGAACTTAAGAACACGAGCATTATTAGTTTTTTTAAATCCATGTGTTAGCTCTTTTGGGTGAATTAACATTATAACCGTTAACGAACTTATCTATCTCGTCCATCAGCAGCTTGTTCTTTCTATCTTGCATCTCTTCTTCTACATCAGCAGCCATCTGTTCTACCCAATACGCTACACCCATCGCTAGTGCATCTAATCTATCGTCATGCGCTAGAGATCCCCTATCCTTCGTTATGCGAGTCATCTGGTACGTTAACATATACCTCTGAGCTTTCTCAGGGGGATGGTGTTGAACGCTGTCAAAGTCCTTTTGAATAACTTTAGGATCGAAGACGAGCTTGTGCTGGTTCATTACAGGCTCTAGTGTATCAATAATACGTAGTTCTTTCTGCTTACTGTGTCGTACTTCCTCAGTAGTAACTGGATATATCTTTTTCAAGAAAGGTTTCAGTAGTTCTGTAAACATACCGTCACCAAAGTTACTCTCCACCAGTACAGCGTTTACTTTATGTTCCTTCGCTATGTTACATAACTTCGTTAGCGTAGTTTCATCGTAACCGCCTTGAATACCTGAACAGTCTGAGACGTACAAGTAACCGTTTAACATCTTAACAACTGCGTAAGCGGTTTCATCCTGACCTCTACCAGATGGATCAATCACTAATACCGAACCATCATACTCTATGTAGTCCCCTAGAATCGCTTCTGGGGCGTAATACTTGTCACCCGCTAGTCCTACATTAGGTAGGTCGCTAACTGGCTTCATAACGCCATACACGAGCTTCTCGGGTGCTTTATCATTGTCTATCGACATCACCATAAGATCATTTAGCTTCAATGGGTATCTATCCATATCTGCTAAACTTGTGTCTAACATAAACTGCAATGCAAAACCTGAACGACCATAAGATAGTTCACGTTCTAATAAGTCCTCATCATCAAACCGCAGAGGATCTACTGGATTGCCGTCTAAGGGACTTTGTGCTTCATGCATAGCATCCCATAGGGTAGGTGCTAAACGTGCGCCATACGACTTCTCAGCCTTCTCTATGGACGGATATCTAGCAGTCCAGACTCTCATCTGGTATCCACGCTCTGTGAGTGTATTATAAAGACTCATTTCACATTGTGGTGTACCTAGGTAAAGAATCTTACCCTCTGGTTTTAGTACAGCATCAAATTCCTTAACAGCTTCACCTAATTTCTCGCGCATCATTTGCGTCATAGAATTGTTAGGTACCTCGATGTCATCGGCAATGATGATGTCTGCCCGACTGCCCGTTAACTGACCAGTGATACCTACTGATTTAACAGAAGGGCTACCACTAGCCAGCGCGGGTCTTACATCAAACGCAATCTTACTCCACCTTTGCTCACTTGTTGCTATGAGATGTTGGCATATTGGGAGTTCTAGGATTAAACGTTGTGTGAATGTCGAAAAATCGTCAGCTCTTTGTTTTGATGCTGACACTACCATGAACTTCTTTTGTGGGTCTAGAAGTAATTGGTGTACGACAAAAGCGGCTGTAATGTAGGACTTACCTACACCACGAAATGCTTCAATAATTGCTCTACGAGGGCAGTTCTGAATATAGTCTGCCATATCGTATTGGACAGGAGTAGGGTCAGGCAAGTTGAGATGCTTCCACACTATATACATAAAGTTACGGAAGTCTTTTAGTTGCTCTGGCATCTTTTCCATTATGCTTTCCATTTTACCTTGTTAGCCCAGTACGCTGCTGAGGAGTTACCCTTAGCTATGTTTGTTGCGTGTCTTGCTCTAAAGGCTGCACGTTGTTCTGCGCTTCGGTTGGTCTCTGCACCCTGCTCACCAAACCTAATAATCTTTTCTTTGCCATTAACTTTTGTTTTGACAACGTGTGATTTGGTTTTGTGTTTGGGGGTACGCTGTGGTTGGTTGATTCTTAAGTTATCAAAAGCACCCATATTATGTATCCTTCTTCTTAAAACCTATCTTAAGTTTAGCGTAAGCTTTAGGAGAGACGGTTGAGTTCTTTTTAGATCGACTAATGCCTTTCTTTTTTCTTGCGTTAATATTTGCGTATAAACCTTTACTAGCCATTTCTGCTCCTATTCTTTTTCTTACTTTGTATTCTTAAGTTACTTGTAGATTTGTTTTGTGGGTTTCTGTCTTTATGGTCTACATCCTTACCAGCGACAGCCGCAGCACCCCTCTTCTTGATCATTAACGACCTCGATGTGTTACGCGCTGCTCTTCTTTTCTTTTGCTTATCGCTGCTGTGGTAGTTAGCGTATTCTTTCTTATAGTTTCTCAATGGGACATCTCCTCGAAAGGTAATGCCTCCAGTAAGTTAGCCATAGGAGACTCTGACGTTACAACCTCGTGAACAGCTCCGTTATCTTTTAGGAACTTAGTTGCTACTGACAATTCTGATGCAGTTGCTTCACCTGATTTAACTTTCTGTAACAAGTCTTTAGCTACACTGTCGTGCAGCTCGTCTAATATTTTAGTATCCATTAGTAACTCCAAACTACGGGGTAAGATTGTCTAAGATCAACATGGATAAACGTCTTAGCAACGCCTATGCCGTTGAAACCTAACTTAATAGCTTCCTCAATGATCTTATATTTCTGTACTCCGTTCATTACTTGTATGTCGGCAGCTATGCCTCGTGCATGAGTGCCAGGATTTTGTTTCTTAGCTTCGATAGGGTGTCCTTCAGGGTCTCGATAACCACTTGTAATTGTAAAAGGAAAACCACAAGCTTCTCGAAGAGCATCTAGTTTTTCTAGAAACTCCTCGTCCATCTCGTTGTTGCCTGTAAAGCTACAATCAAATTCGCTTATGTCAAAATACTTCATCGACCTACTCCCTTAACTCGTTCCATTGTACGTAGACCACCAAGACCAAGCATACCCATTAGTACAGGTAACATGGTTGATGTATCTGCCTGTGGCACGACAACACCAAAGGGTGCTGCAAGTGGTGATATAAGAAAGTTCACCATGAACCCTAATACACATACCCAAGCTGTTGCGGGTCTCCACGAAGACTGAAACCAATTCCCTTTGGCTTCTGCTTTATTGACTTCGATCTGAGCTAGAGCAATTTGTTGTGCGTGTTTCTCCGACATCGTAGCAATTTCATGTGCTATCTTTTGCTTTGTATCTGCATCGGGGATAAACTTATCTAGCAACCCAGTTACAGGTGCTATCAATTGCTGTATCATATTATACTCCTAGTAATTTAAGGGCTGAGAACAATCCCATAGACTGACCCCAATAAACAACAGCACCGCCCACAACTAACCACTTGATTTGTAGCAGGGTGCGGTTGATGCTATCCAGCATCCCTCTAAGCTCATTGGCGTTAGCCGTAAGCATCTTAAGTTGTTCGTCCTGTAAATCGACTCGCCATTCCAAGCGATCTACTTGTTGTTTTAGTTCTTCCATTGGTTATCCTTAGTTTAAATCGTCAATGCGGAATCCACTGAAACCAGCATTGGCGTTGTTTGCATGTATAGTCACAGAACTCCCTGAATTTTGCCATACATTCACATGAACAACATCACCTTCATTTAGTTTTTGCAACGTATGTGTTCTAAGAAAATGGTCTGCAAAAGACCCTCCCCCTGTTGGTGCAATCACGGAGCGGTTACTAACATCAGTATTATTAACTCTTATGGCTATTTGAACCTGTGTGCCTGCACTAATTGTTCCCGTAAAATACAAACCAGCAGATAAGAAATAGAAACCAGCTTTACCTGTAGGAATTGTGTAGTTTTTATTCGTCGTATCGTATGCAGTATCGCTATCTAAAGAGTCTCTTAATGTATTAAAGTTTAAATCAGTGTTAGAGTTGTGAGTTATTACTTGAGTAGAAGTACCCTTCGCTGAAAAATAAGGAGTGTTGCCACCCCCAACATCCGCAAGGAGTGCTGAGGGAATTGTACCTGTTGAGTCTAAGTTAGCTGGGTTGATTGTAGAGGTACTCGTAAGTACCCCCGCTGCGTTAAAGTCTGCTAGGTTTCTTGCCCTAGTCATAATGAGTTACCTCTATTAAATTATCGTGGTATTTCGTGTACTACGTTATAAACCACATCATCGCCATATCTTGTACCCCGATAAACTTCACCGACAGTTTCATCGTCAATAGAGGCTGTAACAAGGGCTTCGGCTACTTGTAGTGATTCTTCTTCTGTAGAGCATTCTTGATGTATAACATCTACCACTCTACCCTCGCTGTTTAGTTTACTATATCCAACAATCATACTTATATTCCTGTGCTTGTTATTCTTACTTGTGCATCTTTGACCTGAGCCGAATCAGTTGAAGACAGTTCTTTAACATATAACTTGTAAATTAAAGTATCATCGGTGTAGGGTAGTTTAAAGCTAACATTATGTCGTTCAGCCCCTGACCTATATCTTTCTGCAATGTCTTTATAAACAAGAAGCTGTGCGTTTGCGTTTTGCCACGCATAAGGGTGTAAATAAACAGTATCGCCAGTCGCTATAGGTGCTGTAGTATTTGTAGCGCAGAAGTATGTTCTATCCGCACTAGCTTGATACTGTACTGCTACAACTTGCTGTTTAATACCGCCTGAACTAGATTGAGATATTCTACAGAACTCTGTGAATAAGTGTTCGTAATTTCCTGTAACGTAATACCACTGCTCATTACTATTTCGTGCGCTATAATAGGATGAAGATGAAAAAGCATTAGCAGTTCCTATACTAACGGCTGAGACAGTGCTTGGTACAGTAAGATATAAAGAAAGCCTAATGTCGTTATTGCTACTGCTGACATAACTCCAAACTGTACTCCACTCGATATCAATAAAACGCATAGTCTCTACAGGAGTGCTAGGGTGATATAGATTTAGATATTGCCCTAAGTTTTGATTTGATGTTGTTAAGTCAAGTATCCGATTAAAAGAACTTAACCTCTCGTCTCTTACCCTATGATAAGGAATAGTATCTAATCTAGCACCATCTGTGGCTACGTTTCTACCGTCTACTGTACCTGTTACATCTACATTACCATTAAGATTAATCTGCTTTGTGGTTGTAGAGCTGGTAGGTGCTATATTAACTGTTGTTGTGCCGCCTGTACCATATCCTGTACCTATGTTAACTGTCTTAGTATTGCCTGAACCGCCAGAACCAGTCGCAATATTAGTAGTAACGCTACCTGTAGTGCTTATGTCTACATTAGATGCAGTTAAATCACCACCAATATTGATAGTGCCTGTACCAGTAATATTACCTGTTACATCAAGACCGCCTTGAACACCACCATACAAAGTAGAAGAGCCTGCTACAGTCAACGACTGTGTGCCTGATGGTGGTAAGCCTATATTCACATTACCAGTAAAGGTAGCACCTGATAGGTTTGCTTTTCCTGTGATGTCAGATGCTGTAAGGTAAGTACCTAAATCACTAATCTGACTTTCAGTAATACTTAATGCCGCTTGGTGCTGAGTAACACTAGTTTGAGTAATGTTTGCATCTGGTACGTTTGCCCATGTAACAGTTGTTGCTAGGTCGTTAGCCTCTGCTGTTAAGTAACCCACGGCATCGTGGTCTCCCCAACTATAGGCTGTATCCCAGTTAAGAATCTTAGTCGCATCTTCAGTCCACTTAGTGCCAATGCTATTAGTCACTGTAGTAGAGAAGTTAGCATCATCGCCTAATGCAGATGCAAGTTCGTTTAGAGTGTCTAAAGTAGCAGGGGCAGAATCTACAAGACCGCTTACTACTGTGTCTACATAGGTTTCAGTTGCGTAGGTGCTAGAGTCAATAGTGTAAGTTCCTGCACCAGTGCGCTTCATAAGACCGTTGGATGTAAAGTCCCCGTCCATTACTGCACCAGCAGCTTCAACATTAGTAGTTGTTACAGTTGCATCAGAACCAGCAGCACCAGTTGCTCCCGTTGCACCAGTTGCACCAGTTGCTCCAGTTGCTCCCGTATCGCCACGAGGTACTGTTATAACACCTGTTACGGAGTTATAGGAAGCATCCGTGCCAGCAGCTCCTGTTTCAACATCAACGATGGGAGACAAGCTATCGGCTACTATTTCAATAAGATCACCAGCAGCAACTCCAGAAGTTAAAATTACCGAAGTACCATTGTAAGCCGTATAGTCGTTAGCTGAGGGTACTGCGATTCCAGAGTTTGGAAGGATGCACGCACCGTAGGCATCAGTTATGTCTGTTACATATACACGAGCATTGTAGTCATTGGTAATAAAGTCAGAGGCGCAAGAACCTGCCTGTAACAAAGTTAAGTTTTCTGCCCCACCAGTGCCAATAAAATCAGTATAAGCAGTCCATTTGTACCTAAAGGAGCTTCCAGCAGGAACTTGATAAGTCCAAACCCAGTCACCATTAGAATCTTGGGTAGCTTCACCTTCTGTCCACATGCTTTCAGCAGCACTATTACTAGCTACCCAACCCCAAAGATCAGAATTTACATACACGCTCTGATAATTATTATCCGTTAGCTTAATAGTAACAGTCGCAGGAGTACTGGTTGAGATTCCAGAACTTGCCAAGTGACAAGCGTTAAAAGTATCAGTGATGTCTCTATGGTAGATGCGGGAGGAAGCATCGCTGGTTATAAAGTCAGAGGCACACAATGAGCTATTAGTAGTAAGATCTTCAAAACTAGTAACGTCATTAGAAGTAGTAACAAGCCATCTATAGCGAAAGGTAGATCCAGCGGGAACTTGATAAGTCCAAACCCAGTCACCCTCATCATTTAGTGTGGCTTCACCATCAACATCCATATATCCTGACGTATTGTTAGCAATCATTTCAGACTCTGTTTCTGACCAACCCCAAAGATCAGAATTTAAATAAACGTCAGTATAATTATTATTCGTTAGTTTAATAGTAGCAGTCACGTTGCCATTAGCGTCTGCCTGTTGACTAGCTGTAGCTTGACTAAGTGGTATTGTACTTTCTACAAGTTTAACACCGTTGAGATACACATCTAAGTGACCAGCTTGGTAGTCCATTGGGAATGCTGTTTGTCCCGATGTAGCCACAAAAGACTTTCGATTAACAGGGTTAGAGATGCCAAGGGCTGCGTTTTGCCATCCGTTAGCTTGGTATACTTTTAGTATGTTAACACCAGAGTCAAACCAAAATGCACCAACTCCTATCGAAGCACCGTCTGAATGGACAGTGGGTGCTGTCGTGCTTGACCCTAAAAAGGTTTTACCGTAGTGGTTTATCCCTGTAGCGTTTTCTGCCGCAGTTTCCACCGCATTAGAAATCCCTGCAACCGTACTTACATCTGTATCAATGGCTGCCACAGCTGCCACATCGGCTGAAATCCCATCAATGAGTGAGACGTTTGTCGCCACAGTTTGTACTTCACTTGAAATTCCAGCAACCGTGTCTATGTTGGCTTGGTCTGCAGTAGTGAATGTTAAAGCACTCCACGATGATGCAGAGGCGTTATAAACCTTCATTACATCATTAGAGGTGTCAAACCACAAATCACCATCAGAAGGTGAAGGAGTTGTAGGCGCAACGAGAGTAGCACCGTAGTACCTAGCGTTGTAGTCTCCACCAATCATCTCAGCTTTATCAAGGGCTTCTTGAGCTATGTTAAAGATTTGATTAGAGTCTTGATCTAACGTCTCTGCCTTAAGCATTGAGCCAGAAGCAAAGTCTACTTGTCTGGCTGCGGATGCTGTCTCACGCCTTATGCTTATCTTATCCCCGTTTGAAGGAGTGAAGCCTGTATTGAAAATTACCAGACTACTACCTGTTAGGATATAATCTGTATCTTGTGTTTTGACAACATCGTTTACCAGAACAACAATGTCACTGGCTTGTTGGTGACTGGGGGCAACAAAGACGCTTTGCCCTGTGTAGTCGTACTCATTTATAGAGTGTAAAGTGTTTGTCATTTGATTTTCCTATTATTCGCCTGTTAATGAGATGTTCCCACGATTAGTGGAACCACCAGATTGTAGTAATAATTCAAAGTAGTTCTTATCTTGAACTTGACTGTTAAGTTTGTCGTTCTGAAGAATTACAGTATCAAGCGCACGGTTACGTGCATCATTAATTGCTTTTTTAGTTTCAGTTACACGCATACCGTGTGTCTTAGTATTTAAAGGAGAACCCATAGGTAAGTTGTTTGCTTTAGAATAGAACAGTACGTTCTCAACCAACACCTTATCTTGTGAAAGTTCCTGCATCATTGCATCAAACAATGACATATTTTTGCCGTTATAAACGATCTCGATTGTTCGTAAGTCTTTATCAGGGAAACGATCATCTCTTATCTTTTGACGAGTGAAGTTACCGTAACCTAGATTTTCTAACTTAGCTAAGTAATCAAGAGCTGCCATGTGGTCTTCACTTCTACCCTGTGCTAAATCTTCAGGAGTAGCTGCACCAAAACCAGTAACTTGAGCATAAGATATTTCACGCTCCATAGCCCACCCAAACGTATCGTAACGTCTTGGTAGGGTTGTACTGTAAGGGTTAACAGACTTGATTATTTTATCTTTAATCCCATTAGGCTGTGTTAAAGGTGCATTACCTCTCGCAGCTTCTTGGAACTTACTAATAGAACTAGGCACTACTTGTAGGATTTTATCAAAGATGAAGTTACCCGCTAAGTCTAGTGCCTTAGCTTTATCTTCACCTTCAGGACTTTCCATCAGACCAGTAAAGCGTACCGCTGTGCCTACTGTATCAGACACACCTTGTGTTAAGGCAGAGTCACGAATTGCAGAGATAGCTGTAGCAAATCCTACACCAAAGGTAGCCATGATTTCATCAGGGATTCCACCCTCATCACCAGCAACACCGTCCATGTTCTTCTTCTCTTGATAATCTAAGTAACCTTCAAGAGCGTTCGTTACAATCGTAGCAGGAATACGTAAAGGTTCCCACCTAGCGAATGTTACTTCTTTACCGCCATCGAGGAAGAACGGGTCTTTAATGGTCAACGGACGCATTGTAGATTTATTCTTTTCCCCTGTCATGGTGTAGTCAACGTTAGGACTGCCTGAGATAGAACCTTCGGCATACTTAGTGATGACGTATAGCATCCATGAGTACGCTACTGCTGCTTCTGTTTTAGCTCTTGCAGCTCTAGCAGCGCCATTAATACCAGCCATGTCATTTCTAAACTGTGGTAACAGACTGTTCACTGCTGGTGTTAAACGCATAGACTCATGGAACAACCATGCTGGTGTTCTAAAGAATAAGTTACCGATAACACGAGACCAAGCTTTATCTCTTGTCCAGTCCTCGTAAGCTTTCGCCATACGCTCTGGTAACGCTCCGTCTGCACTAAAGTCTTTCTTGTACAATAACGTCTGTACAGAATCTAAAGCAGCTTCACCTGTCTCTTGTATACTATCAGC